CCAAGACTCTTCTTGGTTCCGGCAATGTCCCGGTTGAAAACGTTGAGCCGGTCTCCCAGGCCCCCAAACAGTTCGGTGGACTGAGCCAGGCTGACTTTGAGCTTCTTGGTCTGTGCGTCCAACTTGTCGAACGCACGGTTGGCGCTCGCCGCGTTGATCGACACATCCCAAGAGATCCCGCCAAGCCTGATTGCCACTAGATAACCCCCCCGCCGTGTCTCTGAAGGTAGTTCATGTATTCCCTACCCGTCATTTCCTTGAACGGCTTCTGCTTCGGATCTTGCGTCGGCGCTTGCTCTGCCTGACTCTTCTTAGGTTTAGGTGACGTGCTGCCGTGTGACTTCTCGTGGGCAGCGTTCTCCTTTGCGCGATTCTCGTTTGTTCCGATCGTCAGAACAAGTAGTTGTCCGTAAGTGTGCGTCGAGACCAACTCGTTGAACGAGCAGGAATGGTGCTCGATTAGCCTTGCCCAGAGTTGGTGCTCTGGAGTGGGCTCAGCAGACTCATGGTCATAATCTCCCGCTGTTGCAGGAGACCGACGAGAAAACGCAAAGGCGTCAGCAAAAAATCGTTCCTCTGCTGAAGGTTGACCTGGGTTACGACGAAGGCTTGAATCTCGTCCGTGGTGACCTCCTCGTCGGTGATCGCCTGCGCCAAGTCCTCGAAGCCGTAACGCTTCGCCAAGATCAAGGAGACAGCCAGGAGATCGTTCGCCAACTCTTGCTCGTCAACATCCACGTCCGCACCCTTGGTGGCTGAGCGGAGCTTGTCATTGAACGGCTTGAGTCGGGCGTTGATCTCCCGGCTGTACTTGAGCGGGATCGGAGTCAGCACTCGTTCCTTGCCTAGCACGTCTACCTTGTCGGTATGCGTGCTGGGGAACAGAGCCTTGCTGAGATTTTCGTGCTGCTCTGCTGTGAGGCCCGCTAGTCCCTCTTGGACCAGATCCTCCACCTGAGCGGCGCGTAGGGTTGCTTCTGACAGATCGTTGGACACTTGGTCTCCTTCGGGTATTCCGATCAGAGTGTTGGTGAAGCAGAAGCCTGGACTACCGATTGGCAGCCCAGGCTTCGCGACCTAGGAGCTAAGTCCTAGGCGTTATGACTAGCAGAAGTCTGCGCTGTTACCGGGGAAGTAGCAGCGGCGAGCCAGGACGAGTTGGTCCGTGGTCAGGCCAGGGATGTCGTTCCGGCTCACCCCGAGCATGTCGAAGCTGAGCGGGATTCGCTCGTTCTCGGTCGGGTTGATCGTCTCGGTGAACTCCTCACCAGGCTCAGCCTTGAAGACGTGCTGGACGACCTGGCTGCCGTCAATGAAGTCAGCAACGGCCAGGAGCGTGTGCTGCCGTTGGCAGACCGTCCCAATGAACTGGCAGACCACGTCGTAGATCCCGACCACGTCGTTGGCGAGGATCGTGTTAATCGGGGTCGGGTCGAGGAGGAAGGTCAAGCCGTCAGCCGTGATCGACCGGACGCGAGTCTCGATTGCGTCAGCGGCGTCGAACTGCGTGTCCGTGGCGGCGATCACGAACTGGCGTCCGAGCGTCAGGGATTGCACGTCAGTCGTGTTGGCGAAGGTAATGATGTTCTGAGCCGTGACGGAAGCGATCGTGCTCAGGACCGTGGTCGAGGAGATCGGAGTGACATTTCCGAACGCATACTGGATCTTGCGCCAGTGGTTGCTGTGGAGCGCGACCTCGAAGGAACCCTCCAGTCCGATCACAGCCGAGAACTGCTGGACCGCTGGGACTCCAGCGTTCAAGCGGAACTTGGTTCGGGTGACACTCATGGAGGGTGAATCCTCCACGACTGCGCCAAGATCCGCGAACCCGGTCGGGGGGGCTTGGGGGTTGACTCGCCCGTCCGTGAGAGGATCGTAGGCAGTTCCGAAGTCAGCCACGAGAAGGCGCTGGACTCCGAGCGAAACCTCAACCTCGTTGACCTTGTTGATAAACGTCGCTGCCACTTGGCCCTACCTTTGAGTTGTGCTCACAACTACATAGTTCAACGGGTAAATGAAGTTCCCGCTCGCGTCCTTGAAAGCTGCTCCTGCTTCCGAAGCAGCCTCTACTCTACCTGGAAAACCCGGAACAACATTCCACTGATTGTTGAGTAGGTTATTGATTCCCTGAGTCTTACGCAAGCCTTCTTCGGCACTTGGATTTCTGTGCTGGATTTGGAAGGTGATCCTCCGCGTTGGGTCAGCCGGAACTATAGGGCCTCCCGTCATCGCTACTACCGTCCCCGTCTGGGGAGTCTCCGGGAGTTGCATCACGAACAGGTCAGCGCCCTGCGTGCCTACTCCATTTAGTTCCAGGTAGTCCGCGATGCAGCAAGAAAGGGTGAGGATATCCTTCATTTCTTCTTGCGGGTCCTAGACGCTAGCGTTGGGGTCCTAGCGGTGATCTCCTTGGGCGTCTTGGACTTCTTGGTGCGGGTGTTCCTAGCCCTCTGGCGCTTCTTGATCTTGGCGACCGCTCGGGCGTGAGACTTTCCTGGCATTGCCATTGGACACCTCCTCCAACTTCACGGTCTCCTGCTTACGGATCAGCAGGATATTCCCGGCTTGGATGTCTAGCGTAACCTGCCCGTAGAACTGTTTCCCCTGCAATTCCTTGACGATAGCGGTCATCTTGGCGAGTTGCTGGGCGTGGTTGAGTTTCACTTGGAAAACATCCCGGTGTTCTCGTCAATCGCGTCCACGCCGATCGAGAGGAGTTCGTGGAGGTTGTCCGAGTAGGTGAACTCGACTTGGCTCTCAGGAAGTTTCAGGGCTGTGGCGATCCCCAAGTCGGTCAGGAGATCGCTGTGCTGCTTGCCGACGAACTCGCTGTATTCCACCGTATCCACGAACCAGCGACCTTGGGGTTGGACGTTGGTCTCAGCGTCCTTGCCCAGCGCCCCTGAGAGGGCGAGCGCAACGCTGAAGAGTGGCGTCTTGCGGTTCTCGAAGGGCAGTCCGCTCTGGCCCAACAAGGCTAGGGCCTCCTGATACATGGGGAAGGCTTGAGTGTAGAAGCGATCCGCTGGGCTCTTGAACTTCTCAAGGAACGTCTTGACCGAAGCCTCAAGGAGAGCGTGCTCCTTGCTCCCTCGGGGGATCTGGCGGGCTCCGTTGGGGCCTGGGTTGATCGACCACTTGGCGACGTTGTTGTAGTCCCGGATCGCCAGGACGTAGCTCATGGCTCGTCCCTTCTTCCCGTAGACCTCGATGTCCTTCTGGAGCAACTTCATGTTCCTGTTCGAGCACTTCGCCCTGCGCTGCTTCTCGTCCACGTAGCCGTAGTGGGCTAGCGAGCAGTCGGGGAGGATGATCGAAGGCTTGATCGGGTTGTCGTAGCCGTTCTTCGCTAGGAGTTCCTCACTCACATCCTCACAGTGCTCGTGGATACAGCCGACGAACCTGTATTTCTCCCGGTTGCGGAGGAGCCTCACGGGAACGTCGTAGGTCCCGTGAACGTCCAGCATGAGGTGGCACTGCTTCAGGCTGAAGCCCTCGTGAATCTCGCTGTGGAGGTAACGAGGGATCTTCATTGGATCGGTGCAGCGTTCGTCCGCGTCCAGCCAGAGGATCCAGTCCTCCTTGACACCCCAGATCGAAACGTTCCGAGCTTGAGCGAAGTCCTCGAACTCCAGGTCTCGGATCTCGACCTTGCCGTCCGTGTCGAGGCTCTGGATCAGTTCTCGGGTCTGGTCCGTAGTCCTGGTGTCGAGGGCAATGAAGATCTTGTCCGCGATCTTGTAGACCCGCTTCAGACACATCGTGATCCAGTCCTCCTCGTCCCTAGCGATCATGCAGACGGCGAGGCTCTTGTAGGGCCTGGTCGTGCGGCGTCGTCGGTCGGCTAGGAGCGGGCTGACCTTGGGCGTCTCTTCCCCGATCGGAAGGATGACGATCCACTCCCCGAACATTTCTCCCCGCGCGGTGATCCCCCGCTCCTTGAAGACCAAGTGCCCCTTGAACCCGTGGCCGAACATCTCGTAGAAGTCCTGCTGCTCGAAGTTCCAGAGCTTCGCCTCCCCGTCTGGTCCGAAGCGAGTCGTGAAGATCAGGTGACCTCCAGGCTCAATCGCGGCTGCTGCTTTCTCAAGGACGTGCCAGGGCTCCTCCACCGAGTCTAGATAGTTCCCCAAGAAGATCGCGTTTGGCTTGGGGAGGTGGGTCGGGAAGCCAGTGGCCTGGACGGTCCTGACCCGTGACTCCAGCTGGAGCTTGTCCCCTGCCGCTGTGAGGGCGGCGCTCTTGAGTGCTTGGCTGTCCTCGTCCAAGCAGTAGACCAACGTGTCATTCGTGGCTTGGGCGTAGGTCAGGCCGAAGGGGGTGAACCCGCAGGCGTAGTCCCAGAGCACGTTCGGCTTGACGCCCATCGCAGCCATGAACTGGAGGGTGTCCTTGAATCTCGGGAGCGACTTGTGGAAGTCCGCGATGACCTCCTTGGCGTTGGTCCTGGCCCTACCCCCGCCTGAAGCCTCAACGATCTTGTCGTCTAGCCAGGAAGCATGGTCGAGGGGATCTAGGACGGCTCGGGCTAGGGACAAGTCCCCGTTGTGGACGAGTTCCTTGACGACGGCTTCTCGGTTCTCTTGGAACCTAGCCTCCATATGCCCGTTGAACTTCGTCTCCCAAGACTTGGCGACTGCCGCCCAGGTGTAGCCCCGCTCCTTGACGAACTGGACCCCAGCCGCCCCCATCTTCTCGCGGAGAGGTTTGTCCCTCAGCATCATCAAGGTCTTGCGCGTGAACTTGGCCGCGTAGCCGTCGTCTCCGGGGAGCCCTGAGATCAGCCAGCCACCGACCCCGTTCTCCACCGTCTCGCTCAAGGCGAAGGCGTCCGTGGAGATGATCGGGGTTCCGCAGGCTTGGGCTTCCATCGCTGTGATGCAGGAAATTTCTCCGAAGTTGGTTGGGTAGAGGAGAAGTTCCGCTGAGCACATCTCCTCGTAGAGCCGCTCCTTGGTCAGATGTCCAGCGTTGATGATGTTCTGCGGATACTTCTTCGCCTGCTGCTCGCAGATCGCGTGGGCCTGAGTCACGCTGTCGGGGACCTGCATGTTCCCCAGGCTGTAGTTGCAGTAGTGGAGCTTGAGCGCGGGGAACTCCTTTAGAAGTTCCGGGAAGATCATGGTCGTGAGGTAGTGGAGTCCTCGCTCTGGGCGGCTGGTGAAGATCACCTTGCCTGGGACCTTGGGCGTCCTCTCTCGAATCGCGTCGATCATCTCGATGTCGATCCCGTTAGAAGACTTCCAGATGATCTTCTTCATCCAGGGAACTTTGGACTGCTCAGGGTTCCCGTCCGGCTCCTCCGTGTAGTTCGCGATGTGGTAATCGCTGAGCAGGATCGCGAGATCGGTCTGCCAGATTTGAGTCATCAGCCTGGCTTGGTCTTGGATCAGATCGTGGAGCCAGAGCACTCGGAGACCCGCCATGATCGGCATGGTCAAGAACTCAGGCCAGCGGCTCGCAACCAGCACGTCCCAGCGAGTAACCGAGTTGACCTTCTGGAAGTCGTTGACCCCGTAGTAGTCCACCCCGTCGTAGGTACCTGGGGCGTCACAGGAGCAGAAGACGGCGACTCGGTGGCCGAGCTTGGCGAACTCCCTCGCCATGCAGATCACGGCTGTCTCTGAGCCGCCGAGCCCCTTGTGCTTGATCGTGTCCCCGTTGAACTCTAGGCCCAACGTGACAAAGCCAATAACCATCTTACCCATATATATTCCCTGCGAGTGTTTCGCTCAGGTGTCTAGTCCAACTTTACCCGAACTCGTCGCTGCTCTAAAGCCGCAGTCAGCACTTCTATCGAGAAGTTGAAGTACTGGCGTGCCCGGTAGTTGGAGACACGCTCGAAGTATTTACCCCCAGCCCCGCCCTCTGGGGTTCCCGGTTGGGCAAGGGTGATCTTGCCCTTCCTGAAGGTGGCCCCTGGAGCGTCGTCGTGTTTCTCGTGGACCTTGTGGGCGTAGGGCAGGCTTGCTTCGATCACCATGAGGGCAGGGAAGTATTTGCCTGGGATGACGTGATGCTTGATCGACTTCCTGAGCGGCGTGAACTCGATGGGCGTGTTTAGGATCGCGTTCTTCTTGAAGTTGAGCCCAATGTCTCTGAGGGTCCTGAGAAGCGCCTTGTTGAAGTCTTCCTGAGTCCTTGCGATTGACCGTCCCTTGACCGTGAGGGTGATCTTTACTGGATTCGCCACTAGACCTCCCCTGCCTTCTTCGCTGCCCAGAAACCTCTGACCATCGTGTTGAAGTCGTTCCCTGGGCCGATCAGGAATCTCTCCTCAACGTTACCCAACTCCCTCAGTTGATCCGCTGAGAATCCGGCTGGGTTGAAGGCGTGCATCGTGTGGTGGCAGTGGGGGTGGAAGGGTGCCCCTTGATTCGGGATCTGGTTTAGGGCTGGGAAGCCTGGAGTTGTCCCTGAGATCGAGAACACTCGGCCCCTGTAGATATCGCACCAGTCGCCTATTGTTGAAGGATTGTTTGAGATTTGAACTAGGTCCAGTCCAGCCTCTAATGCCCTGGCGATTTCGGTAAGGCTCTCTGCCTGGAGCTTGGCATTGGTGGCAATCAGGTTGGCGTAGTAGTCCAGCGGGAAGGTGTAGGTTCTCCCGTCTTTACCGATCACTTGAACGGGAGTCTTTCGGAAGTCCTTGGCTAGTTTCCTGCGGATCTTCCGGTCTAGCTCGTCCCTACCAAGCGTAGGGTCTCCAGCCCTGATTCCTGTTGCAAGCTGAGCGAACTCTTGCTCCAGCCCCAATGCCCGAAAGACACGACCGAGATGGAGTTCCAATATGCCCCGAGCCTTTTGGAAGTGCCCGATAGCGTCTCGTAGCACTCGCTCTCGAACCTGGGGAGGAACCCCTGGGGAGAACACCGTTCCTGGGCTGATAGCCTGAAGATTTCTAATCGCACGAGCATCCGCCAGTTCTAGGTAGGCCACTAGGTTCTTGTTCGCCCAGGCTTCCGAGCGATTGGACAGGAGCAGGAGCAGGAGCAAGAGCGCGTTGTACTCCGCGAACTTCTTGTTCAAGTCGTCTTCGTCTACTAGGTCGTCAAACCCGTCTGCGAGTTCGATGCCCGCTCTGCGGTAGAGATCGACTAGTTCCTGAATCCTGGGGTCGTCAGGATTGGGGATTTCAAAAGGCATCCCGCTAAGAGTCCAGTTCCAAGTCTAATTCGCACTGGAAGAACCGCTCAGCCCTGCGCCAATGATTGAAGTCAATTATCTTGCTGATCCTGGCGTCGTTTAGCACTACCACGCCGAACCTATCCGTGACCTGAGAAATGTGGTCGTTCGTTTTGGTCGTAGCTCGGAGGGTGTAGGGAAGCAAGAGTTGGTGGCGGATCTCGTTGGTGATCGCTGGGTTGGTCTGGTTCTGTCTGTCTCCCTCGACGTAGACCAAGCAAGCCGTGGACTGAACTGACGAGATTGTTGAGATGTCTCCGAACTTAGTCCTAGAGACACTCCTCAACTGCCCTGATTGCGTCAGGTAGGTCTGGTTGCGGATCAGCCCGCTCACTTGCGATAGATCCTACGGCTGGTCATCCACTCCTGAAGGAGCGCGAAGGCGTCTGGGTCGATCCTAGAGCGGTTGGAAGAGGTTGCGTTCGCCTTGCCGTATTGGACCGACTCTCGGATAGGCCCTACTGCTTCGGACCATCCGGTGACCCCTGAAGCAATCCTTGCTGCGTGAGGATCCGTGCCTCCGTCGTTGGCGATCTTGTTTGCCTGGATCGCTGTGGCCTGTTGGACGTTGGTTAGCATTCGGAACTGAGTTACGTCCGTCGTGATCGTGGCGCTATCCGTGCGGTTCCAGGGGAAGGTGGAGCGAAACTCCCTGGGAAACTTGAGGAGTTGCTGCGTGTTGTAGCGGTGCCCTGTATAGGTGAAGGAGTCGATCACCCGAGTCGCCATTTGAAGGGCGGCTTGCTTCTGCCCGTTGCTTAGCGCATTCCACGCATCAAAGGAGAAAGTTGCGCTACGAATGAACGAGTTAGCCTGGGTTACATCGATATACGAGTTGCTCTCTGGACCACCATAGCTGCTGATTAGGGTCATGGGTCAGCCTACAGGCAGAGGTTGCCGAAGACCTCGAACGTCTTCGTGTTGCTGTGGAACAGTTGGGGAGGGCTGGCTGCGCCGAAGTAGATTTTGCCCTGCCACTCCCAATCGCCTGCCGTGTCGAGGAACTGAGACGAGGTGACCGTGTACTGCATCAGCCCGTCCGTCCCGACGTTGGTGAACGTGGCTACGACGCTGACAGTCGTGTTGGCCGCTGTCAGGAAGCAGATCGTCAGGCTGGTAGCCGTGCTGATATCTACAGGTGTTCCGCAGTCGGTGACCAGTTGTCGGAAGACCGTTCCGATATCCGCAACGTGGATCTCGTTGTCTGGGCACTCGCTCATCGCTCAAACTCCTGAGACTGCCGGGTCTGAACATTGAAGGTCTCTAGGTAGACCCTGTTCAGCACTACTTCTTCAGCTGTGACCTGGGTCACTACCACTTGGGATTCGGTGGCCCTCACCACAGCTACGGTCTCCAAGAGCACTTCCATGATAGCCGTGTCCTCCCGAAGAATCCTCGCTATCCGGCAGTCTACCTCAAGGCTTCGGGCAATAGCGAACGTATCCTCTACCACCTCTGGCTGGGGCTGTAGAAGCGTAGGTGCCCATAGGTGTCCGAAGATACCTAGTAGGGTGAGAATGTCTCCGAAGCCTGCCTGGGGCATTAGACAGTATCAACTTCAACGATCGGGTCTGCGCTTGCGTTCGTTGTGAGGTTCTGGCTCCAGGCAAGGGTGGAGTCGTCTGTCTCGTAGACCTCTAGAACGATCCCGTTCACCCTGACTCGGTTGGTGTGCTTCTGGAGCATCCCGGCCAAGCTCCGCTCGGTGGTGATGCTGGGCTCGGCGGCTGCCAAGGATCGGATCAAGGTGGCGAGGGGAACATCGTGAACGCTCTCTCGTATCTGGATCATATCGAGGGCTGAGCCGTTGTAGGTCCCCGAGATAAGGAACTCCAGAATCAGGACGTGGGTCGCGGCTGGGAGGTTGGTCATAGCAGCCATGCTGAGACCTCCTGAGAGCGCGTAGAAGCCGCTCCCAAGGTCTACCAAGCTCGCGTTCTGGGTCGTCCAGCCAGCCGCCTTGAACGTGCTGTCAGCGAAGTCCAGGTAAGACGTGGTTGTATCCCCGTCTCGGATCCTGACCGTGACCGTGAGCCCTGTGGTACCGGTGTTGATGACGAACGTGATCGGGACGTTGGTGTCCGTCCGCTCTGCTTGGGTGGGGAAGCTCATACTGACCTTGGTCCTTGGGGCCAGAGGAGAGCGCCCGCACAGAATCCAATACCTAGAAAGGCTGTGTTCATGTATTGCAGGGGCGGGAGGATAGGAGAAAGAGCAAGGACCAACGGCAACGTGAGGAGCCAGGTCTTGAACCTGCTTGGTCTTCCCTCGTCCCTCTCCTTGTTGACGAACCAGTGCCCCATGATTCCTCCGAGCCCGTAGGGGATCACGTAGAGCCGGTGGCTCCAGTCCCTAATGATCTCGCTGATCGTGTCGTCGGGGACCTCGTTGGTCGCCACATAAATATCCCAGACGAGCCAGACGAGAAGGGGAATTAGGATCACCGCGACCGTCAGCCTTCTAAGCCTTGTCGCCTTCGTCTCGGTCTCGTTCATGGGTTACCTCGAATCGACAACAGCCTCGACTGCCGCAACTGCTGCGACGAGGTCGTGATAGTTCGGCGCTACGTCAGGCTGACCAACGTCGTTGGTGATCGCCCTCACCTGGCTCTTGATCGCGTTACCACCACCGTAGGCGGTCAGCGCCTGAAGCTCAGCGGCATTGTAAAAATCTAAGAACTCGGTGGTGGTCGTCAGTATCACCTCGTCGAGGTTGTCTTGCGTTGAGATCACCATTGGGAGCAGACCGGTCAGCACGTTTCTCAGGTCGCGCGCGTTGAGTACGAGGAGGTTCCGCTGCAT